GTATGTTCGCTTCGCTATCGCAGGACCCAAACCTTATCCAGCTATTTCTACGCTCGGATGCTACAGGGTCTGACCCGTTCACCGAGATCGGCCGAGAGGTCTACCAGGATCAATCAATGGTTAAGTCTGACAAGAGACGAAACCTAATCAAGGGTGTAGTTTATGGTCGTCTGTATGGTGCAGGAGTGTCTAAGCAAGCACTTACTGCAGGAGTACCCGAAGAGCAGATGCGTGCCGTATCAAACGCATTTGATGAGCGTTACCCCGGCATGCAGCGGTTCCAGAAATATGTTGAACAGACTGGCTCTACTAGATTGGAAGCCGAAGGACAAGGCTATGTCCACACATGGACTGGACGTAGGATCCCCTGCGATGAGGACCGCGTCTACACTCTTGTAAACTACCTGATTCAGGGTGGCGCGGCTGAAGTCTTTAAGTCAAACTTGGTAAAACTTGATCAAGCAGACTTGACTGACTTGCTAATCGTCCCGGTTCATGATGAGATCGTACTTAACGCACCTAGAGAAGATGCGGAAGAGATTAAACAACTTGTTAGGAAGTGTATGACAACCACGGACAACTGGTCGGTCCCGCTGACTGCTGATGTTGATGGACCGCTAGAAAACTGGGGAGCCAAGTATGTCTAAATATGTATTGTCCTTGGACCCAGGTAAACTAACTGGAGTTGCCCTACTCAGGATCGAGCCGGGATCAGATCCGGTTTTAGAGAATTCTTGGGAACTAGAGCAGCATGAAGTTGCAAAGATTGTTCGAGAAGTGATATGGGATCCAACTATCAAAGAGAACATAGATATTGCATGCGAGCGTTTTGTTATCAATGCTCAGACTGTGCGCAACTCTCAGGCTCCGTATTCGCTCGAAGTTATTGGCATTTTAAAGCAGTGCTTGTTCGATATCGGTAAATCTGGAGATGACATATATTTTCAGTCTCCAGCAAATGCGATGGCAATGTTTACCAATGAGAAACTCAAAAAACTAGGCTACTGGCACCGTGGTGGCGCTGGCCACGCACTGGATGCAATCCGACACGCCCTACTGCGGGCAGTGAATTCAGGCTGGAAACCTGTAGGATTGCTAAAAGATTAAAATATTATCAAAAAACACTTGCACTGGTAGTTTTTTCTGATAATATAGATATAGCAACAGATTGGAGACCCTAATTGGGCGTTTTTGTAGAACTTGAGGGTGAGCACATCATCATCAACGCCGAATGGCGATTGAAAGAAGTTTGCCGTGCTCTTCCTGGATCCAAGTGGGATTCGGATAAGAATGTTTGGCGTATCCCTGTCTCATGGACTGGGTGTCTATCACTTCGCTCGACGTTCGGGCAGCAGCTAGAAATCGGGCCTAAACTTGCCGAGTGGGCTAAGAACGAGAAGTCTACGAGAATTGACCCGTCTAACTTCCTAAGGGAAGTGGAGACTATGGATGATGGCGATGCAGACTTGTTCCCACACCAGCGTGCTGGCGTAGAATTCCTATCTACAGCCCGTAGGGCGTTGCTAGCGGATGAACCAGGTCTAGGTAAGACTGCTCAGGCTATTAGAGCCCTAAAGCGCCTACAGGACCGCGGAGAGCAGGTTTTTCCAGCCCTGATTATCTGCCCTAACACTCTAAAGACCAACTGGGAGCGAGAGTTTGATCGCTGGTGGCCTGGTATCGATGTTCAGGTAATTAAAGGTTCTGCAACTCAGCGCAGGAAAGCTTTCGACCACGAGGCCCAGGTCTACGTGATCAACTGGGAGTCGCTGCGCACGCACTCAAAACTTCTTTCTTACGGCTCTATTGCGTTAGCTAGGTGCACCGAATGTGGTGGCCACGACTCTAAGATCACGGCATCTCGCTGTGAAGTACACCAGCGTGAGCTAAACACAATTGACTTCAAGGCAGTTGTAGCAGATGAGATTCACCGATCAAAGGATCCTAAGTCTAAGCAGACTCGTGCTTTTTGGGCAGCCTCTGGCAATGCTGATATCAGATTTGCGCTTACAGGTACTCCAATTGCAAATACCGTAGTTGACCTGTGGCCAATTCTTCACTGGCTAGACGCAAAAGAGTGGCCAAGCAAAACGAAATGGCTAGATCGCTACGTCAACACCATGATGAATGCTTTCGGTGGCCTGATGATCTTAGGCCTAAAACCTGCTATGGAGTCCGAGTTCTTTGCTGGAATCCATCCTCGCATGCGTCGTATGTTGAAGCAGAAGGTGCTCCCGTGGCTACCAGAAGTAATCAATGACCGCCGTGATGTTGAGATGGGTGCTAAGCAGGCTAAGGCCTACAAGCAGATGCTTGAGAACATGATTGCTGAACTTAATACCACCCCCGAGGAGCGATTCCATGAAGCTTTCGAGCAGGGCGAGACAGATATTGTTGTTGCACCTAACCCGCTAACTCAGACAATGCGTCTACTTCAGTTTGCTAGCTCGTACGGAACTATGGAACTTGTAGATGGACAAGAGAAAATGATTTTGTCAGACCCTTCTTGTAAGGTAGATGCTCTGATGGATGATATTGAAAGTGGAGACTTCGGTGACGACTCTGTGGCAGTATGCGCAGTGTCTCGCCAGCTCATCGAGTTGTTAAGTGCTCGTCTAACCAAGGAAAAGATTGCTCATGGGCTTATCACTGGTGCTCAGAGTGGCGATGAGCGTCAAAGAGCTATTGACGACTTCCAGGCTGGGCGCACAAAGTGGATTCTTTTCACGGCTCAGGCTGGTGGTGTTGGAGTTACCTTGACAACTGCACGTCGACTTGTTATGCTTCAAAGACCATGGTCACTTGTAGATTACAAGCAGGCCCTGGACCGAGTTCACCGCATTGGCTCTGAGATTCACGATTCGATTCTCATTACTGACTACGTGACCGAGGGAACGATTGAAGAGCGAGTAATTGAAGCACTAGATGGTAAGTCAGAGAACTTCCAGCAGGTAGTACGCGACAAGGAACAGCTCCTCAAGCTACTGAACGACAACAAGAAAGGACTGTAATGACAGATCCAATCAGAATCTCGAACTCAGAGATTCAAACCTTTAAAGACTGCCGTCGCAGATGGTGGCTTACGTACTACCGCAGAATGCGTCCTAAGGTCACAGAATTCACTGGAGCACTAGCTCTAGGTTCTAGGATCCACGAGGCCCTGGACAGGCACTACTCGACCGGTCAGGACCTGCTAGAGGCTCACGCTGACCTAGTCAAAGAAGACATGAAGAAGCTGAACGATGAGTACAGAGATACCTCTGGACTGGAGGCCGATGCTGACTTGGGTCGAATCATGCTTGAGGGCTACCTTGAGTGGGTAGAGCACGAGGGCATCGACGCAGAGCTTGAAATGATCTCCACAGAAGAGATCCTTGAGCGTCCAATGATGGACGGCAAGGTTATCCTCCAAGGAAAGATTGACATGCGCGTCCGTCGCAAGATTGATGGCGCTCGTATGATCCGTGACTTCAAGACTGTTGGTGGCTCATTTGCTGACTTCGGCGCTATGGCTCACATGAATGAGCAGGTCAAAACTTACATGCTCCTAGACGAAGTCCAGGACAAGGAAGACGGAACTCGAACTGACGGAGCAATCTTTACTATGCTTCGTAAGGTTAAGCGCGGTGCTTATGCTAAGCCACCGTTCTACGACCAGATTGAGGTTCGTCACAATAGGTTTGCACTTCGTGCCTTTCTAGAACAATTAGAAGGCACCCTCGAAGACATGCTTCGCGTCCGTGACGCGTTGAATGACGGAGAGAGTCACTTTAAGCACGTCTACCCTAAACCAAGCAAAGACTGCAAGTGGAAGTGTCAATTCTTCGCTATCTGCCCGCTGTTTGACGACGGCTCGGCAGCAGAGGCCGCTCTGAGCGACGCGTTTGTGTCATCCGACCCATACGGTTACTACGGAATTACAGAAGAGAAAGGAAGTGAGTAAGAATGTCGGAAGTCGATCGCAGTTTAACAATTATGGTTTATGGCGAATCGAAGGTTGGTAAATCAACCTTTGCCGTTACAGCACCTTACCCACGCCTAATGCTCGACGTTGAGGGTGGACACCGATTCCTACCTATCAACGTTAAGTATTGGGATCCGATGACAGAGGAACCACCATTGGCTGACGGAACTTGGGACACTGTTGTTGTCCAGGTCCGTGAGTACGACGTTGTTATGAAGACGTTCCAGTGGCTTCAGTCAGGTAAGCACCAGTTCAAGTCCTTGATTATCGACTCAATCTCTGAGTTGCAGGTCAAGTGCATGGACAACATTGCAGGAACCGAACAGATGAAGATGCAGCAGTGGGGCGAATTGCTTCGCCACATGGGTGCACTACTTCGTGACCTTCGTGACCTAACAATGCACCCGACACAGGCACTAGAGGCTGTCGTACTGACTGCTATGGCTCGTAAGGGTCAGGATGGCGTATACCGTCCTTACCTACAGGGTCAGCTAGCAATTCAGGCCCCGTACTTCTATGACATCCTGGGCGCAATCACGGTAGAAACTATGCCGAACCCAGACCCAATGCAGGCACCATATAAGGTGCGTCGCATGTATGTAGAGCGAACTCCAGACTATGAAGCTGGAGAGCGCGTGCAGGGACGTCTAGGTAAAGTAGTCGAGCAGCAAGACCTTGGGGTCGAACGCATGCTGGATATCGTCTTCGGTGAGAAGAAGGCAGAAACAACAACAACAACAAAGAAAACTAACTAAGGAAAATAAATGACTACTGTCAATTTCGCAGACCTAGTAAAGCAGGCAGGCACTGCAGCAACTAGCAACAACTACGCACCACTACCAGACGGCGACTACGACCTAAAGGTAATCGAAGCGCAGGCAACAACTACATCTACCGGCAAGTTGATGTTTAAGATCACCAACGAGGTTCAGGGTGGCGCACACGACAAGCGTCGCGTCTGGGACCAGCTCGTTGTGACTCAGGAAAACCCTAAGGCCATGAACATGTTCTTCATGAAGGCTACCGCAATGGGTCTCCCTACCAGCTACTTCGAGCAGAACCCGTCACCGGCTCAGATTGAGCAGGCACTACTCGGTCGCAGTTTCCGCGGCACACTGGGAGTCCGTACCTATAACGGTAACCAGAGCAACGAGATCAAGCGCTACTACCCAGCCACAGGAGCTGCAGCACCTGCTGCGGCCTCGGCGGTTAGCGCTCCTCCAGTAGCTGCTGCTCCAGCACCAGCTCCAGCACCGGCTCCAGCTCCAGCACCGGCTCCAGCTTCACCTGTAGGTGGCGCGGAGGACGCTCCATTCTAGTAGAATAATTGAGCGGGGTGGGAAACCACCCCGCTTTTTTCTAAGGAATAAAAATGAAGATTTTAATGACCGGTATGGCATCCGCCCATTGCTCGGATAAAGGCAATATGACCTTTTTTAGGGGGCTACTGAAGGCGTTCTCTGAGTTTGCTGAAGTAACTATATGCGAGCCTAATCTTTCTTGGACCAGATCCGACCTAGAGTCGTATGATTTGGTCGTAGTCGGACTGACACCTCCGACAGCGCTATCTGCTAACAAAATATATGGCGCACTGCACACATTGAATCTGCTTTACGAGTCTCCGAAACTTAGAGTTGTAGTAGATGGTCCTCAGATTTGGCAGTTTAAAAATAGCTTTAACTCTTTTATAAAGAATCCGCTTCAAATTTTTGGCGCAATGTATAGCTCTAGGAAGGACTACTCTATTGCAAAGGCTAAGTACTCTGAGTCAATAGTCGGTCTTGCTGATAAGTTAAAGTCAATTCCTTGGCCTAAGACGTATGTCCCGTTGCTTCCGTGGAGAACAGTTGAACAAGTTTCTGAAGCGACTGGCATTGTCCCAGCTTCTAGGGCTATAGGTGTACACATTGATCAATTTTTAATAGACAGACAATCTGTTTTAACTGCTACGAAGAATTCTTCATGGTCAGTAGATAACCATAAAAGTTCTTGGTGGACTTCCCTATCTAAGACACTCAGGCTTCCTGGTGTACCGGTATCAAACAGTAAGAAGCCTCGCGATCCAGAGGTTGACCTTAGTATATCCAAGTCAATCGGATTAGTGGTGGCTCCCCAGGATCGTAAGGTCGGCACATGGTGGAGTTATAGATACATACAGGGCCTTAATTTAAACGTTCCAATTGTCACATATTGGCAGGACACGGCTGGGTTCGCGAATTCTTGGGCACAGCTGGCCTACCAAGTAGAAGATTTGGATCAATATGACAGGCAGGAGCTTGCTCGTAACCAGTTTAGGGACTATATGGATGCCCTACCTAGTACCAGTGAGGTAGTGACTATGCTACGAAAAGACCTGCTAGAATCTAATCAAGAGAGGATATAATGCCAGAAATTAATAGAGAATGGGTTGTTGAGCAGCTTCAGGCTGCCAAGGTTAAAGTCGGATCGGGTAAGGCTATCATGAAGCTTCTCGAAGCCTGGGAGACCATCCCAGAGCTGAGCGACAATATCAAGGACGAAGTTCTTAAGGTGTTCCCGCTTATTGCGCGTGGAGTTGTACTCAAGGTAGAAGAAGACGAAGAAGACTACATGTGGATTGCTCTCCAGCCGGGGCAGATCGTGGTTGGCGATATTGTACGTGTAAGAGCGGATGCTTTTACTGACAAGCTAGGTCCACTACACAATGGACGTCGCGGTACAGTAGCTGCAATACGTTATGGCGATGTCATCTTTAACGATACTGACGGAAAGAAGCCAGAACTTAAGGGCGTCCACTACTCGCCGTATAAGCTAGAAAAGCGCGTAAGAAAGGCCAACTAATGAGAACTAGCTTTGAGCTGAAGATAGTCGCAACAGACCTGCAAGAAGCCAAATCTATTGTCAGAAAGCAGCTTTCAGAGTTTCTAGATGTTGCCCCGGACGAGGTGGAAGAGAAGGTTTCATTAGAGTTTAAGGTCTCATACCCTAAAGCAGAGACTGTATCCGAGATTGAAGAAACTGTAGCATCTAAGGTGTTCCAGATTACAGTATTTGGGTCTCTAAAGCAGAGTGTTGTAAAACCTTTCGGTCTATAGTTGACAAACTATACAAATACTGCTAACTTTTAGTTATGCAAACATTTGTACCGCTGCTAGGCTCAGCAGACACAGCCAAAGTACTAGACCGAGCACGCCTAAATAAGCAAGCTTTGGAAGGTTGGCAGATTCTTATGAATCTAGTTCAACTGGACCCGCAGGGTAACCATCGAGTATCTAAGGGCTGGTCTAACCACCCGGCCGTAAAGATGTGGCGCGGCCATGAAGGTGCTCTAGTGTCCTATATCCTCAAGATGACCATCGAATGGGAGAAGCGTGGATACAAGACCACTATTGGAGAAAAGACTCTGACCACATACGTGCAGGCAATTAAGCTTGGTCGTATAACTAAAGAAAACCACAGGTTGCCTGCTTGGATGAAGGATAAGAAACTTTTCGATGAGATCGCTGCCAGTCACAGAATGGCGCTGCTAAATAAAGACTACGAATGGTACTCGCAGTTTGGCTGGCCAGAAGACACCGGACGTAGGCCAGAATCTTACGACTATATCTGGCCTGTAAAGTAAAATTGTAATTTACGGTAAGGTTACTACTCAACATAGTTAGTTTTGTAACTATGAGACGTAAAAAAGTTGTATCCGAACCTGTTTGGATTATATGGGAGGGCGAAGACTTCCCACGAACACTTCATTCTGATTCCGTTGTTTTTTATATCAACGAGCATGTGTACCTAGATGACGATGATTCAGCTATGCGTTCTCTAGTGAAGAGCCTACTTAGAGAAGGCATATCCACGTCTATGGGCAACGGCTACCGCCTGGTAGAGAGCTCTACAGTATCAAGAGCTGGCTATAGGTATGACGAGGGTGACAATATCGTCCCTATCTACTGTGACGACAGCGATCCTGATCTAGACTATGATGCCACTTTTGTGGAGGTCGCTTATGTGGACTAATGGGCCCGATTGGCACGAAGATGCCGAGTGCGCTAAGCCAGAAAATTTCGACAAGATAGACAACTTCTTTGCAAATAAGCCTGCTCAGCAGTGGGATGCTAAAAAGCTATGCAATAGCTGCCCTGTAAAGCGCGACTGTGCAAAATGGGCGTTAGATAATAAGCAGATCTGGGGAATCTGGGGCGGCCTAGACTCTGGTCAAATTAGAAACACACTTTCCGTCAATTGGGACGGACAAGAGATGAGATATAAAAGATTTCCTCTGTGCCCTAGTTGTAGATCAAAAACAGACAAACTACAAACAGCAACTGTTGAGCGCCCTGATGGCGGCCGCTGGGCGACAATGAGAATTGTTAGATGCTTGGAGTGTAAGTTCACTTGGCAAAGTAGAACAAGCGCTAATGCAGTTGACGCATTTCACACTATTAACTCTAAAAAAGAAGAGAATTAGTTTTCTTTAGTGTAAAACTTCATATTAGCTACTAGCCTAGGATTGTCTGGATCTAGGTCTAAAGCGGTAGTTCCATAAATTCTAGCTTCTTCCACCTCACCGAGGTAGTAAGAAGATATTGCGGCCAAGTCCCATGGAAGATAGCCCCAGGCGAAATCCTCACAGAGAAAGTCCATTGGCTTCTCTTCTATTTCTAAGGCTTTACGAGCAAAATGTAAGCACGATGCCCACGATTCAAGCTCGTAGAAGTGCTGAGCTAGCTCTACTAAAGGCTCTCTGCGTCCTGGAGCTTGCATGTAAGCCTTAAGCAGCCAGTCTTCTCGATGCTCTACTTCGATTTTTGCTAGGTACCTCATCGAAGCCGCTCTTTCTGGCGGCCAGACAGCCCTAGGAAGATCTAGATGGCGCTTAAACTCTTTGGCCGCAGCTTCATAGTTTCTATAGAAGAACAGCTCTCTAGCGTAGTAATACGCATTTCTGTCGTCATGAGGATCCTCTTCCGTAGATAGCTTCAAAAGTGGAAGGTATTGCCCTCTAGATTTTGTGTTATCCGGGTGGTGATGAAGCTCCAGCTTAGTCCATACTTGCTTCTCTACAGTATTGCCGTAAGGAATTATTACTTCATGTACTGGATGTTTCCACCTATACCCGTGTCGTGCGTGGATCTTATCTCCACCAAATGTTGTTGCTGGAATCGTTTGAGCTTCGTCTTTCCAGTTCCAGGTATAGTTATATCTAATTCTAGTAGCGCCCTGGCTAATGGCAGCCTCAATCTCTTCTCGCCATCCCGGTAGGAGGATCTCATCCATGTCGAGCTGCACACACATGTCTATATCTGCCGGAAGAGCAGCTAGGGAAGCATTCCTAGCGTCATCAAATCTCCATGGTTTGATAGAGACGTCTATTACATTAATCCCAAGCTTAATTGCAGTTTCTCGGGTATCATCTGTGCTACCTGTATCTGCAATTAAGAGATAATCAGCATCTTTAGCACTTTCGTACCAGCGTTCCACAAACTGCTCTTCGTTAAGTGCGATCGTGTAGACTGCTATTTTCACTTTTTGTTCTTGCCTATCCTCGTCCAGAGACGTTCGTGCCAATAGTACACCACAATTTTCACAACTACCTCGACGCTGACTATTTGCGCAGCTGTTTCAAATTTGCCGGTAAAAAAGAGAGCAATCAAAAAGGTATTTACACTCTGCCAGAGTCTATAAGTCAGAGCTTTAGTGATAGAAATTTTTCTAGATTGTAGCATTATAGACCTAACTCTTCTCGCTTCTTGGTTGCCGAGATCTCCTGTAGCTCCGGGGTCAGCTCGATCTTTTCGATCTTGTAGCCAACGTCTCTGCCGTACACGATGTTAGTGATGTTGGGTAGCCTAAGAATTAAGGTCCCCACTCGTTCCTTGCTATTTTGACGTATGTATCCGACAACTTCATCATGAGTGAGCGGATCTTTTTCCGAAGTGCCGTGCGTATCCCTGATGCCCAGTAGAACTTGCTCTGTTCTTTTGTGTGCTTCATCTTTTAGTGCCTCGTGTCCCTCGTGCCAAGGTTGGTACCTACCTAGCATAAGTGTTGTAGGTGCTTTCCAATCAATCAGACTGGTTTTCTCTAAGATTCTATTTTTCTCTTCTTCTAGCGATAGCCCGCTAGTGATTTCTAGATCATATTCGGCGTTAGCGGGTACTTGCCAAATGGAGTTAGTATCCTCGAATCTACCTTTATCTAGCCTATTTACCCAAACCCGGAGGTCGGCTGCGCCAAATGCTGCTCGTGTTTCCGGGGTTGGGTTGATGAAATCAACAACCACGACTCTACCTTGACTAGCTAGCAGTCTAGCCATCGCCCCTAATCGTCTGGCTTGCTCTAATCTATCCTCGATTGAAAATCCCAAGTCCGAGCTCAGGTCGGCTCTTACCTGGTCCGCGTTAAGGTGGATAGCGTCAACATGCTCCAGGAGTTTTTCTGCTAAAGCTGTCTTTCCTGTCCCAGGTAGCCCGTACAGTAGAATTATCAAATTACACCCTCTTGTGCCTAATCAGGTCTTGGTATAGGCTGTCCAGATACCCGAGCCTGCGAGTATACGATATAGATTCTAGTATCGATTCCGCAAGGTCATTATGCTTAGAGACCTCCCTCGGCAGGTGACCTCGCTCTAAGTATTGCTTTGGGCCCATCCCATCCTTGCTAGATTTTTCGAGCTCTAACTTTACCTTATCTACGCTTAAAGGGGTCTTTGACTTTAACTCTTTTAGGGCTGGATTTTTAGCCTCTAAGGCAGAAATTATTTCTGATTCTTTTGATGTAATTGAGTCGAAGTCGACAATAAAAAATTCTCCGGGGGATGTCAGTACAATCTCCCAGAGTTCGGTTGCTTCATCTAGTAGTGATTTAACTACAGGAGGCGTAAGCCGTTGATCTGATAATCTCCAAATTAATTGCGACTTTAAGGTGTCCCTGGGTGGTCGAGCAGCAAAAACAAATTCATCGCAGTTAAAGATTCCGTTAACTCTATTTTGATGAATCCCAGGGTTGTGGCTCTTATCTATAGACACCTGCGGCGTATACTCGTTTTCTATTGAATATTTTAAATAAGTGCTGCCGCTTCTAGCTAAACTTCCAACATATATGTTGAATTTATAGAAATCCTTAAAAAAATCTTTTTCCACCCTATACACCCATTACTGAAATGAAATCTCTAGGGGAGTACTCTCCGCCAATAATCATAGTGAGTAGCCCAGGCTTTGATTCCATACCAGCTCTATCGCGGAACCACTCGCTACCTGGGTCAGTGGTCGGGGCTTGTAGCCACAGTCGCTCACCGATGTCCATAGCTCTGAAGTTGTGGAAGTGTCCTGAAATCCAAACGTCAGCTCCGCCCAGAGCTGTCTGCCCCGCTGCTTGCTGGGATAGATACTTCATGACATTGTTTTGATTTGCTTGATGTCCATGGAACAGACCTAGCATTGTGCCTTGAATGTCTATAGTTAGAGTTTGATGCCCGGAGCTTGGGTATCTAAATTCTACGTGCGATAGCTCAGGGTTCTCGGCGCAAATATCTTGAACCGCAGAAGCGATCTCGACATTCCAGCCGTCAGCCGGGTCCGCTGCAACCTGACGAGTCACCTCGTCGTGGTTTCCATTGATTACAGGAACAACAAGTCTGTCGACTAGAGGTGCAAGTGCCTTTATCTGCGCAAGCAAGAGACGACGTGCGACTCTAGTTTGCTCCGTTAATCCTAAGTCAGATGCTGCTAGTCCTTGGAGTCGTCCGCCTTGGCTGACGTTTCCTTCCACGTGATCGCCGAGTAGCGCCAAGCATATAGTTCCAGGAGAAATACCAGCCTTTTTATAAGCTTCAAATCTGTTCACCGCCTTCTCTGTCAAAGTTAAGATTCTGTCTATTGATTGCTCTGTGCCAGCTCCATTAGCCTTTTTACCGATCTGTTGGTCTGCGGCTGCAATCAAAAAAGCGCCCTCGCCGGTAGACTTCTTTATGCCTTTAGCTGGACGCCACTTCTTTATCTGATCTGATAGTTTCTCTACATCTAGTTGATCCCCGACTGAACCCGTCGCTGGTACTAGGTTTACACGGACCGACTCTAGCCAATCGCCATCATGTTTCTGCCACTTACCTCTACGCATAGAGGTTACACACCACTCCTGAGCGCTGAGGCCAAACTCTTCTAGCACTGTAGAGGCGTCTGTAACTTCTCCAGCGGCTCTAGGGGTGCCTACTACAAACCCACCTCTGGCTGTGTCCAAATCCATTCGTGGACGCCAGTCTTCTGGTGTTTTTGTTACTCTAACATCAGATCCGCTCTGACCTGGTGAACGTAATTTTTCTAATTTTTCTGACAGGCTCATGAGTCTCCCTACTTTAGCCTATTGCATGAACATGTACCACGACGGTGTCTATCTACAGCACTAGCACTTACATCATAACCTTCGTCACGCAGAACCTGTGAGAGTCGGATGTTCGGCACATGATCCTCGTCAAGTGGCCTAGAATTAATAATCTTAATAAAGGCGTCTACATCATCCCGCGTGAGTTTTGGGTCTAAGGTAACCTGCATCAATTTACAGATGAAGGTATTGTGGTAGGTTTCTGTAGCTGCACGAAGGCGTTCAGCTAGAGCCATGGTCTCTCCTTAAATTAGAGCTTAAGATTATGCTACTACACACGTGAGCAAATCATGCAATATTTTTTGAAATATTTAGGCGATGTCTTACTGCTCTGAAGATTCTTTATTTTCTGCTTCTGTAGGTTCTTCTACTAGATCGCCAGGTGCTTGCCCCATGTCGGTTTCAATCTTCTTTAGGATGTTCTGTCGTTCCTGATTTATCTCAAGCATATTGGCAAACTGACCGGAGAAGTTGTAGTCACCCGAGTGCGTGATTCGAACCCAAGGTGCTGACCAAACCTCGCCGCCCTGAGCCTGCCACATTCTGCATAGGGCGTAGTCTTCAGATAGGAGGATTTGATTCTCGTCGACAAAAGTGGTGAAGTACTCCGTCACCATTCCACCAAATTCGATTCCGGTGTTGCCGACGTTGTTGTTCTTATACTGCTTGCAGTACGGCTTTAGGTCTTCAAATACTTTTCTAGTCAAGAAGAGCATTCCAGTACCAATGTCTTTTACCTTGAATGGTTGGTCAACTTGAAACTTCTGCTCTTCATCTAGAAAGTTAAGTGCAAAATGTCCTGAGTATGCTTCTAGATTTTCCTTATTCAGCTGGGCAGCCAGCCGTACGTTCTCCCAGTTGATTCCCTTCATCGGGTAGATCGCACCAATAAAGTCTTTTCCACACTCGATCATTTTTACGACGTCATCCGCATTCCAGCCATGGTCCGCGTCAATGAATAGCAATGCTTCACAGTCGGAGTTCATGAACTTGTGGGCAAGAGTGTTTCTTGCTCTAGTAATCAGGCTTTCGTTTCCCACTGTGGTAGTAGTTATCGAGTGTCCGGCTTGACTTAGCTTTACTATTAAGTTTTGTAGGGAGATAGTGTAGTTATTTTTAGCGATTCCGCCATACATTGGTGTTGCAATAAATAGTTTCATGTCTCTCCTAGATGCTTACGTTCGGGGTTGCATATTTTACGTGCTGGCTAAAGTCTACCACGGGAGCCTGAGGCACCTCTCTAGGCATCATTATGTAGCCCTTTAGTATGGCCCTAGTTCCTGTACCTTCAACAACTAAGCCTCTGTCGGCAAGTTTTCTAGTGAAGCCAATTTGCGAAAGCGGCTTCTCGCCTCTAGCGTTGCTCCACATTCCATACAGTCTGTATAGATCGCTTAGGTTCAAGCTGCCACCAGCTGATTCTCTGGCTTCCTCTTCCAGGAATGCACCGATTCTGTCTTCATTCTTTTTGTAAGAATCGTGTGCTTCTTTGACAACCGCACACCATCCCAGTGGATCTAGCTGACTTGATGTTAGGTACTTAACTGCGCCATCAATCGCCCATGATAGAACTGCAGGAAGTGCACCCTCTGGGTCTGCAAGATACGGCTTAAGAGTTGTATCTGGCTTTTCTGGCTTATTAATTAGAGGAATTGGACGCATACGACGCCACATAGCATCATCAGTAATGATAGGCCGGTGGTTAGTTGAGATCCAAAGCTTACCCTGAGACGTGAACTGGATTGGTCGCTCGCCTGGTGAACGTCCTTGAATAGTTCCAGAACCGGTCAACTTCTTTACCTGGTTCTCTTTGATGCGCTCTGACTCGGGCAACTCATCTACCCAGATCATGCGACGTCCTCGTAGTTCCGCCATGTGGTACTCATCGGTTGAACTGACTCGGTCGCCCAGAGCTAGAATGTTTGAATCTAGAGCCCAAGCGTATTCTGATTTTCCTAGAGCTTCAAAGACTGTTTCAATAAAAGTGTTCTTACCAGATCCAGGTGGACCATAGATTAGGAACATAATGTCTTGGCTATTTAGACCAGTAAGGGTATATCCAACTGCGCGTTGTAGCCACTCCTGGAGCTCAACGTCGCCCTTGGTAGCCTCGGCGAGGAATGACTCCCACCTGATATTTCTCAAGCCGGGAGTATATGGAATAGGTGATCTTTTTGTTAGATGAAGATCCGGTCTACCGGCCTTAAGTTCTCCAGTGCGAAGATCTACGACTCCATTTTTCACACCTAGCAGGTATGGATTGTTGTCCCATTCTTCAACTACTACTTGAATTCTCTCATCGGAAGATGCCTGGGCGATCATGTTTTCAATGGCTGAGTTAGACTTAGCCTTGTTTGCATGCTTAACAAGCTCAGCGGCCTTCGGGTCATCGGATGGATACAGTGCAACTTCACTAGCTACAACAGTTGACACCATCTTGCTAACTTCTTTAACAGATTTCATTTGGGTGTCAGGCTTCCAATAGTTGCCATCCCAGACAAACCAGCCTACGTTCGGGGTGTATCTAACGCTAGCACCAAAAGAGTCAACTAAGCGTCTACCATTACCAACATCGGTCAAGCTTCGATAGCCAGGGCGTCCACCAGCTTCACCAGAGATAGCGTCGACGTCTTTTGGTAGGTTGAGATTTCCGCCTAGGGCTACTTCCTTAAGGCCTTTACCCTGTGCTGCAAATGAGGCCATCTGCTCGCCTACTGCATTGGCCGTAGGTATAGATACGCTATCGTCATCTGTAGTGACAATTAGAGTAGGGCTGTAGTCGAATGCGTCTTTAGATGTTGCTGGCTTAGAGAAAGCATCTGTCACATTTCCAGCCCATGACATGCCCTGGGTCTTTACCCAATCGCTGAGATCGTTCCAGAACAGATCATACTTAGGATTATTTGAGACCCAGTCGAGTGCTCGGCGAGTGTGCATCAAAACTCCGTTTTGACCCTCGACGTGCATAGGTGGGTTTACCATCTCGGCATTGAACCTGAGCATAGTAGACTCGACGGCGTGTCGTCCGGCTTCGTCTGTTCCAAACTTATTAGACAAGCCACAGGCTAGCTTGTATAGACCGATTGCACGCTCGCCTTCCTGTAGGCCCTCGGCTAGCATTCCATCTATGTCTAGCTTCTCACCTTTAACTGTTAAGTCATACAGGAAGTCCCAGCTGCCAGTTTGGTATGAAGTGCTAGTGCCGTTACTTCTTAAACTTTTTGCGCGAATTACCGCTAGAAGCTCTTCTGGGGCCTCGGCTACCTCGATTTCCCATGGTGCGTGGCCTGCTTTCCACTCATAGCAAACGCCGGAAGCGTGCCTTGAAGGAGCAATCAGTACGTACCCGTTGTGCTTAATGTCGATGCCTGGTAGGCCCTCTTTATTGAAGTTACCAATAAATTTCTCATTGGGATCGCACTTATAAATTAGGTGGCGACCACGAGTTCCGCGTTCTCCCCAGACTCCGGTGACGGCTTCTACAGTAGGAGGTAGCTCGCCTAAAGCTCGATCCATGAGCTTGTCAAATGACTTGTCACCGTCATGCCGTGGGTCGATATCGATTACAAAAAATCCCGAAGGACCAGCGTACATACCGATGTTAAACTCTGGATTGTCACTCCACCACTGCTCGATTTTTGCTATGTCAGTAGTGGCGTCTTTTTGCCCGCTCTGAGATGCTGGGTGCTTACCGCGCTCTTTGGCGTCCATGTGAGACTTACCGCAAGTACATTTACCACCCTGTATACCATGCACTGGCAATACATGCCAACCATGCTCTGCATACCATTTAGCAGCAGGTAGTAGTCGTCCATTAGCTTTATCCCAGGCGTTTAGCTCCATAGCGGTGCCGCCTTAGGGGTGCAAGAAATGCGCATTTTTTCTCTCCAACTCAAAATCTTTAATCAGCATACACCTTTCAGATGCGTTTGCAAATCAAAAACGCGAAAGATGTCAAAAAGATCGGAGTTGTGACCAACTTAATGGCTAGACCTCTCCCAATCAGGGGGACCCTAATAGGGTAAAATGGATCAAGGCAAATCTAATTGCAAGATCTCTGTAGGAACTAGTATACATGACTAACGAACTAATCATGGCCGTTGCTGCCACAATCACATCTTTCGGTGTGCTAATCGGCGCGGTCGTTGCCGTGTACCGAATTGCTAAAAGAATTGATGGCGCATTAGGTATCGATCAGCAAGGCAGAACAATGTCTGATCGAATGGAACGAGTCGAGCACCAGCTGTGGGAAAATGGCGGCAGCTCTCTTGCTGACCGAGTCAACAACATTGAAAAGCATGTTGTAAAGGTTTCCACTGAGATCGAGTTCATTAAGGACCTAACTTTAGGTCTTCACAATGCCACTACTTCAATCACATCACAGCAGGTATACCCTGCCAACACTGACAATCTGATTGATCCAGTAAACAGACCTATTAGTAAGCCAATTAGACGCAAGAAGGCTAGTTAATTACTCTTCTGTTCCAGGGATAACTGGCTTCTCAAGTACTGGCGGTCTAGGCACTGTAGGTCTATCTGGCGAAGGACCTGCTAGTTCTGCAGACATATCTGATCTACTTAGCAGATACTGAGTGACCCAGGTCTCGGCTTCAGCTGGAGATGCCCATTCGGTACCATCTGGCCATGTTGGCTGGTACAAAATTTCAACATCATTAGAGTCATATACTCTTACTTCTTTTGTGTTCTGATCTACGTCATATCTCATGGTTTAATCCTAAGCTATAGTTACTGATCCAACACTGGCTGCAGTGTAAGATCTTTCTGGTCTTGATGTTGCCACTGAAAGTTTAGATACCCCGTCGGTACCAACAATTAGGGATGTACCCCCGTTAGCTAGGCCCATAGGAACAAACTCCCAGTCAACTCCGTCATACGATACTGCTGCAATGTTGTAGGTCTCGCCTAGGTAAGTTCCGTAGCCGACTACAACATATACATTACCAAAATATGCTCCCTTGACCCAGTTTGTATCGGTTACTGCGTCAAATCTGGTTTTTGTTGGTGCCTGTATCCAGGTGGTGCCATTACTTGAGTACATGGAAGTTAGGCTAGTTCGGCTGAAGATTACGTAATTTGTATTACCCACTCCGCCAAATACCTGAGTCCATGTCACTGTAGATGGGATTGACATCGAAGTCCAAGTGGAACCATTACTTGAGTAGTATGCCGTTGCCGAGTTATCTACGAATAGGTAGAATCTACCGTCAACTGCAGATACTGGGCTGCTAGGTGCAACTGGTAGCGTTACCGAGGTCCAGGTTGTAAGGTTACTAGATATAGCTGCTGCGGTAGATCCGACTGCAGATACTAGGTATATGCCTAATTCGCTACTATAGGCAACTTCTGACCATGCTTGAGAGCTAGGTAATGTTGCAGTTGACCACGTCGTAGATGACGATGAGTTGTAAGCAACTGATGATGTATTTTTTCCGACAAATACGTACTTCTTTGTCTGAGGGTTATATGCGCCGGGGATCCAGATTTGCGACCCGGGCATTGTCTGCCTGCTCCAGTTAATTCCGTCACCAGAGACATAAATGTAATCTGATGCCGAGCCAGACGCTCCCATAAACATTCCATTGGAGTATGTAATCTTCCCCCCGCCGTACGTAGATGGCACGTGGAATGTTGACCAAGTTACACCCGAGTTAGAGCTTTCGACGACTAGGCTGCCATATCCGGCGATTAGAACCTTTCCAGATGGTACCGTGTCGCCAGCAGACGGCTTTAGAGTGTGCCAGAATCTGCCCACGCCTGGCAATGTGACTGGTTGCCAAGTCACGCCGTCGGCTGAGTAAGCCGCTGCCGTAGTTTCAGTGCTTGCCAAAACAAAGACGCCATCACCATACGATACTGTCATGCCATTCGAGTCCGGCCAAGATACTGTTGTCTCGGTCCAGGATGTGCCATTTGTCGAGTACGCAATTCGGCCAGGTCTCGACATCACGTACTTGCCGTTACCGTATGCGATACTGCCATAACTATAAGACAGCGAGGTTCTTGTCCAGCTAGTACCATCCGTAGAGGTGTATACAGAATTATCACCATACATAGGAGCTACAAATTTAGACCCGTCCCAGATGGCGCTGTTTGGACCAGCATTCTGAGACATGCTTGGCCAAGTGCGCTGAGTCCATGTAATACCGTCTGTAGACGTGTAGTAATAGGTGTAGCTACCAAAGTAGCTATATGTGACGAATGTTGTACCGTTGTGTATTAAACCATTTGCATACCAAGTTCCGTTATTCGGTAGTCCAGCGAAACTGCGCTGGGTCCAGCTACCTGTACCGGTTGAGGAAGTATATACATAATTTCCATAGCCAATAGCAACATATACTCCAGACTTGTAGGCTACAAAATATAGCTCATCTGCTGGCATTGTGATAGTGTTCCAAGTAGCGCCACTATCGTCAGAGTAGAACGCATTTACAGTGTCGGTACATAGATATAGACGAGAACCTGCAACAGATAGTCCGTAATAGGTGAGCTGACCAGGGACTGTGCCTAGAACTGACCACGAAGAAGCGTCAGTTGATGTCACCCATAGTGGTGACCACCACCCACCAGCTATAAATCTGCCTGCACCAAACGCGTAGCCCATTGCAATCGTAGCTAGACCTACAGATGATGGTGACGTTCTTTGGGTCCAGGAGATCAAGTCGGTTGATGTGTAGGAGTATGCTCCGTCATAGCTTACAGCCGAATACAGCCCGTTACCGTATGCAATGTTGTACCAAGTCGATGTTGCCGGCATGGTTCTCTGGGTCCAGTTAACTCCATCTGGAGATGTGTGGTAGATGTTTGACCCAGGTGAAGACGAGCCGCCATAGGTGACGAACATGTTATTCATGTATTTGCCGCTAGCGTCGGACGCTATGTTAGATACAGAGACGTCCACCCAGCTGAGTCCAGCATCATCTGAGTACTCTACCTTGCCGCTGGAAATGACTACAAGACGCGTACCGTTGCTCAGAATTTTGTATCTATATCCGCCAGAAGTTAGCGGGGTGCTGGATGCCCAGTTAATTCCATCAGTTGATCTAAAGATTGTTCCGTTTCCAGCTACAGCAACAAATGTGTCCTGCGCGAAAGCTACGCTGGCCACGTAGTCGTTACTTGTACCAGGGTGTGGGATGCCTGTCCACGAGACAGAGTCAGCGGAGAATGCAAAACCACCGGTGTATGTAGTTATTACGATTCCCTTGCCAGAACCGTACGTGATTGCCGAGGGACTGCCGCCCATGCCGGTAACAGCCTGATAGGTCCAGGTGTAGCCATCTGTAGATCTAAAGATTCCATTGAACTGTCCAGTATTCATACCGACAAAACCGAACTCGTTGAAGTATTCAAGCACTCTTAGCTGTACATCCGAGGTTCCTGGTATGAAAACTCTTGATGGTTGAGCTGTCCAAGTCGATGCTGGGATGGCTATAGTACCGATCGAGGCATTAATGACATCGGCTGCTGCTGCTTGAATCGAAACATTTCCGGCAAATGTCGACAACGATACAAAGCCATCTACGTCGACAGTTAGGGTAATTCTGTATTTAGCGTATTCGGTGACGTTAGATATCTCGGCTACTGGATATAAGCTAGGTAGATTTCCGTCATAGCTGTGCAGAACTACCTCTCCGCTACCTTCGAATGAAAGGATATAGTCGCCTGCGGTGAATGGGCCAACTATGGCATTTCTACCAGACCCCAGAGGATAGACATCTTCTTCTATTCCTGATCCAGCAGGACCGGTGTCACCTGTAGGACCAGCAGGACCGGTGTCACCAGCAGGACCGGTGTCACCAGCAGGACCGGTGTCACCAGCAGGACCGGTGTCACCAGCAGGACCGGTGTCACCAGCAGGACCGGTGTCACCAGCAGGACCGGTGTCACCAGCAGGACCAGTGTCACCAGCAGGACCAGTGTCACCAGCAGGACCGGCAGGGCCGGTTGTACCGTCTGCACCTGATGCACCAGTAGGACCAGTCTGCCCCGTTGCGCCTGTAGAGCCAACAGCACCTTGAGGACCTGTCGGTCCTAGGATTGAACCTAAGTCGTCGTATACTTCAGTTGATACGTTCCAAAAGAATAAGTGTCCACCAACTATATAAGCAGCCCCGGCTTCGCCAGACTGTATCGATATATTAAACTCTTCTTCTGTAGCAAAGGTACCAAGGATCTGGAACGAGGCACCATCCAGCCCCGCTGAGCCCGTTGGTCCAGTGTCACCTTGAATGCCCTGCAGACCTTGAACGCCCTGAGCACCTTGCGCACCCGTTGCGCCTGTAGCACCAGTTGCGCCAACAGCACCAGTTGGTCCGGTATCACCTGTTTCTCCCTGAATACCTTGCTCACCCTGAGGGCCAGTAGGGCCTGTTGCACCCTCTGCGCCATCACTACCGTCCGCTCCGGCTGCACCTGTTGGACCAGGCTCGCCCTGCGTACCTTGGTCTCCTTGAGGGCCAGTAGGGCCAGTAGCCCCAGTCGGACCTTGAATTTCGCCGATGAGCAGCCAGGCACTAGTGTGGACGTCCCAAACCCAAAGATATCCAGCAATTAGATAAGCATCGCCAGGCTCACCAGTTGGGTGAGCGGCCTCTAGATCTTCGATAGTTGGGTAGCTACCCAAAACTTCAATTCCTTGGCCAGTTGCACCGGTTGGGCCTGTTGGTCCAGTTGTACCTTGAATACCCTGGTCACCCTGCGGGCCAGTTGGTCCAGTGTCTCCTGTTTCTCCCTGAATACCTTGTTCGCCCTGCACGCCCTGATCGCCCTGAGGGCCAGTTTCACCCACTTCGCCTTGAGGACCAGTTGCGCCAGTAGGACCAGTTGCACCAACTTCACCCTGAGGGCCAGTGGCTCCGACTAAACCTTGGACACCCTGAGGACCGGTTGGTCCCATAGGTCCAGTAACGCCCTGGGCACCAGTTGGTCCAACTGCACCCGTTGGTCCGGTTACGCCCTGAATACCTTGAATACCTTGTTCGCCCTGCACGCCCTGATCGCCCTGGGCACCAGTTGGTCCAGTGACTCCCTGAGCGCCTTGAACTCCAGTTGGTCCTGTTGCACCTGTAGCACCCGTTGCGCCCTGAGGTCCAGTAGCACCTGTTGGGCCGGGTACGGTGCTATCTGCCCCGGTTGGGCCAGTTGGGCCAGTAGGTCCGACAGCTGATTCAGCAACAACTGCTGACCAAACTGAGCCTGTCCATTCCCATGTGTACTCGCCGGATGTGAACTGCTGACCAACACTCGGGCTATCTGGAAAATTCAATGGCATTAGGGTGTTCCTCCGTCAATGGTGTCAGACCAGATAAAATCATAGTCATCATTACTAGCTTTAATTAAAACTTGACCAGTCGTGCCTCCGGTCGGTATGCCAGTGCCGGCAGGACCGGTAGGACCGGTAGGACCAGTAGGACCGGCTACGGTGGACCCAACCGACACCCAGGCGACGCCGTTCCACTCGCGTACCACTCCATCAGTGGTTATGCGCTGCCCTAGTGAGGGGGAGTTCGGGAAATTGGTAGCCATTATTAAGTCCTAACTATCCTACCGGAAACAATACGCTAGACAGCCAAGTAGCAGTTGCGTTTGGGACAACGTTTCCATCGTTTCCAACTGATGTGTAAGTTAGCCCTGCAGTTCCATACTGCTGAGTAGGGATTACAACCTCGATGGTTGACGGCCTGAAACCTTCTGGTAACATAAACGCGCCAGAACCTGCAGTGCCCCCACTAATACGTCCTCGCAAGTAGACCACGTTGTTGAGTCGTCTATACGCAACTTCAGTTCCGCTAAATCCACCGGTAAATGATGTAACTGGGATCCAGCCAGTATCTCCAAGATTTGAAGATGTCACTACACCAGAATCCGTTAGTGAGAAGATAGTTGCAGAGTATGCATTATTCACTATCTCTAGGCCACCAGTGCTATTCATGCGAACGTGCTTGGCCGGGTTTGTTACGCCAGACTTACTATTGACTAGCTTGACCATGTCTGACCAGCCAGTTCCACCACCCTGCTCATTGGCAGAAGAGATAGTAAGTGGGTAATTAGCATTGTTTGATGCTTGAGTTAGTGCCACTGGAGCGGTCATTGCTGGACCGGTCGGACCAGTGGTACCTGTTGCACCAGTAGGTCCAGTAGCTCCTGTTGCTCCCGTTGCTCCGACTGAACCGGTAGGCCCTGTTGATCCGGTAGCGCCTGTTGGACCTGCAATTGATGCAGCCACTTCGACCCACTGGGCGCTGTCGATATCTACATACCAAATAAATAGTCTGTTATTGCTTGTGTCATACCACAATTGCATGTCGTAAGGGTCAGCCGGTGGAGTATCGGCGTTTGTTATATTTGCCTGCTCGCCGGTTGCTCCTGTAGGTCCAGTTGCTCCAACTGCTCCAGTAGGTCCAGTTGCTCCAACTTCGCCTTGAGGGCCGGTGTCTCCAGTTTCTCCCTGAATGCCCTGATCACCCTGAGGTCCGGTAGGGCCTAAGTCTCCCTGATCACCCTGAGGGCCGGTGGCACCGGTCGGGCCGGTGTCTCCAGTTTCTCCCTGAATGCCCTGATCACCCTGAGGTCCGGTAGGGCCTATTGGTCCAGTATCTCCTGTAGCTCCTGTAGCTCCTGTAGCTCCAGTAGGGCCGATCTCTCCGACTTCACCCTGAGCACCAGTGGGACCGGTTGGTCCGGTCTCGCCTCGGTCGGCAACTGGAGTCCAAGAGGCATTAATAGTTCCTGGCTCTGGTGGATACCCTGGATTACCTGGGTTACCTGTACGGTAATAAAAACCACCCTGATAGGTTACTGCATCGCCAATTGTGTAGTAGTGCCCATTGTCATAAGCCTCTATGAAAGTCCACGGCTGAGGACCTGTTTCGCCAACCGCACCCGTTGGTCCAGTATCTCCTGTGACACCTTGCTCTCCCTGAGGCCCCGTTGGTCCAGTATCTCCCTGAGGCCCTGTTGGTCCAGTATCTCCCTGAGGCCCTGTATCGCCGGTTAGTCCGGTCGGACCCTGTGGAATTATAAAATCTACAGTTTGATTTGGGGCAGTGCCAGTTATAGTTACCTGAGCATCCCCGCCCGGTGTACCGGTGAGTACTTCACCTACGCTAAGCTCGTTGGTAGCACCAGTAGGACCAGTAGCACCAATAGGTCCGGTTGGACCAGTCTCTCCAATTTCGCCCTGAGCACCAGTAGGACCAGTTGCTCCGACCTCACCCTGCGGTCCAACTATTTGACCGACAGAGTTCCAGTCAGATCCATCCCAAACATATAGGTCACCATCCGAAATGACGATGTATGCATCATTCAGCTCGTTGCCGGTATCTGGTAGGTCTTCAGGAATCGCAACGGTACCGATAAAGCTTATGCTTACACCCTGAGCGCCGGTTGCGCCAGTAGGGCCGATAGCTCCTGTAGGACCTGTTGCACCTATTCGGTTTGCATTTACTTCAACCCAAAAACCATCGTAATAGATGTAAAATTTTGCTTCAGAGTCATTAAACCAAGCATCTCCAGCTTCTGGCGATAGAGGCGGCGAAGATGACACATAGAAATTACCCTCGGGACCGGTAGCTCCAGTTGCACCTGTAGGTCCTAGCTCCCCTTGAATACCTTGAAGACCAGCTAGACCTTGGGCACCTGTTGCGCCGGTAGGTCCGGTTGCACCCGTTGGACCCGCTGTACCTGTAGGGCCAGTAATAGATAGACCAGCTAGACCCTGAGAACCAGTGGCACCAGTAGCACCAGTAGCACCAGTAGCTCCTGTTGCTCCCGTGGGTCCAGTAATAGAGAGACCAGGGATACCTTGAGCACCAGTAGCACCTGTTGGGCCGGTAGCACCTGCGGCACCAGTTGGACCTGTTGCACCGTCTAAACCATCTGAACCATCTGAACCATCAATACCATCTGCGCCTGCGGCACCAGTGGCACCAGTCTCACCCGTAGCGCCTGTTGGACCAGTAGCACCCTGAGCACCAGTTGCACCTGTTGGACCAGTGATTGATAGACCGGACGTACCTGTGGCACCAGTAGCACCAGTTGGTCCCATTGAACCTGTGGCACCAGTAGCACCAGTTGGTCCAGTAATCGATAAACCAGCAAGACCTTGAGCACCAGTAGCACCAGTTGCACCGGTTGCACCAGTTGCACCTGCGGCACCGGTTGGGCCTGTAATCGAGAGACCAGGTAGACCAGAAGCACCAGTAGCACCAGTTGGACCAGTCAACCCAGCCGCGCCAGTTGGGCCAGTAGGCCCTACAGCGCCGTCAGAGCCATCGCTACCTGATGCACCTGTGGCACCGGTTGCACCGGTTGGGCCGGTAGCACCGGTTGGTCCTGGAACAGTACTAGCTGCACCAGTCGCACCAGTGGCACCAGTGGCACCAGTGGCACCAGTGGCACCAGTGGCACCAGAAGTACCTGTTGGACCTGTAGGGCCACCTGCTGGACCAGCCGGACCAGTCGGACCTGCTGGACCCTGTGGGCCTGGACCTTTTACGTCAACATATGCAAAGTTGTCGGAGAGTGCCATTATTTGGTAACCTCGGCTCTCACTATAAATTTACCTTGAATGATTCGAGTAGTTTCGCCATCTGACGACTCGATTTCGATGTCATATACATAAGTTTTGGGCTCGTATGCAGCCATATCTGCAGGCGGAATTAAAAGAGTCACTGACCCTGCGGATTCATTTATAGTTAAATAGCCGTTCTCTGTGGTGTATTCGGCGATTACGATGGGCGCTGGATCCCTGTTTTCCGTGTCCCATTGTCTGACTTGCATACGAGCCGTATACCCTGTAAGAGCAATGACCCTGCGAGCTGAATTTTTTATGCCAAACACCTGATGTACGGTAGATCCTTGGTCCGTAATCAGATCGTGCATATTGCCGCGGAGATAACCCATTGCGAGTCCTTACAGGGGGGCTTGACTAGTCCCTATAATTTTACCGCAATTTCACCAAACCGAGTTAGTAGCCGCCCTGGCTTCCGCCGTCTTTAAGGGGGTGTACTCCCTTATCCAGCTGATCTTTCCACTCATCCTGCATGACCTTCTGCTCTTCACGGACCTTGGAGATCTCGTCTTCCCACTCTTTCATGCGTTCTTCGGAGTATGTAGACTCGGCATAGTCCCAGAAAGCACCGATTGTGTGGCGGGTTGATCCTTCGACTACGGTAACCTCGTGAACATTGTTTATGCCTCCAGGGAATGTAACTAGCTGTCTAGCCTTTGGCTTTAGCTTGATTGGGTGGTCCCTAAAATTGAGCTCTCCACCATCGTAGTCATCGTTGATATACAGCAAACAGACAAGCTTGCTCTTCTCCCATGCTGACCAGTTACCTTCCATATCAGTATTGTCTGAGTGGAACGGAGCAAATGCACCAACATTCCACTTCTGAGCGTGAGAAGATACTGATTTAACTGGACGAAGATGGGCATCCTCTACCGCCTTGTGCATGCGATCTGCTAGTTTACCCAAATAGTCGATTGATAGTCCGTACTTCTCTAGGAGTGGGTCCTGAGGCATGATACTCATGCCGTAGGATTCAAAGAATGCAGACATGCTCCATGGCTGCTCCGGATCTTCGAAGAAGGCTATAATTTTCTCCGCCTCTTCTTCGGTAAGGAAGTTGTCATAAAAGATTATGTCGTCTTTTAGGTAGCCCTTATCGCCAAACTCTGTTGGTGTAGTCTCAATGTTGGTCATTAGTCTCTCCTGTATAGCCTAGGTCTGTTAGAAAACGGTCTACTTGAAATCTTTGGTTGTCCTTTGAGAATAGCTTAGCAAACTCGTAGGCTAGATAGTTAAAGGTTTCTTCGTCAACTTTTGGTTTAGCGGCGTTTAGTATTTCAGCTATTCTGTAGTACTGAGCCCTCTCGAAGACACACTCGCCGCCGCGCGGGCGTCTAAGAACTTTAATGTGCACTCTACCGGTTGGTTCGTAAAGCTCTACGGTCAGGAAATCCTTAGCGAACCCCCAGTCTGTGTAAGCCGCATATCCAGTAGCGGCGTCTATTGCATTGTCATAGAAGTATATAGATCTCACTGGGGTCTCGCCGTCTCTGGCGATAGTCAGCATATAGGAGTCGCCCCTACCAGATGCTGCTCTAGCTTTAAATTCTTCTACCATTGTCTGGTTTGTCATATTTAAATCAGACATATTTATAGGTCCTCGAAATAAGCATCTAAAGTTCCGGCTTCTAGCATTTCGTAATACTCTCGCATAGAGACTCTGAGCCTTAGTACTGGATCCTCCACCATGGCTTTGTCTCTTTTGCGTCTGATTAGTTCTAGCTGCTCCCAGTTATCTTTATATTTATCAGAGAAGTACTTGTAGTCTTCAGTCGACTCTTCTACAGAGTTCCAATAGAATCTTATGATGTATTTAGGATTCTTCTTGACGTTTAGAACGCCGTGATAGTACGGGAATACAGAAGGAAATATTACTAAATCGCCAGCTTCTGGCTTGTAGATAATTTCTCTCTCTACTTCATCTGCTGTTCCCTCTTTTACGATACGAAATGCTATTTCGCCACCTTCATAATCATCGTTTGGGTAGCCGACAGCAGTGATCATGTTCTTTGGGCCGGGGTATTCTTTTCTATCTTGCTGATAGTCAGTGTGGTATTGCATAGTTCTTCCGCCTGAAAAATCCGCCACATCTGGAAAGTATCTGGCGATTCCCCAGTTAGGTGACTCCCAGTTATCTAGAGCTACTTTAGTACCCTCTACGTAGATGGCAGAAGCATCGTAAAATGCATCAGCTAGTTGAACCTTATACGGGTCATCGCAATGCTCAAAGTTAGACATCCACTCCTCTTTAGTGGGGAAGTTTGGCATATTGTGTAGCCCGGGTCCGTTGTCGCTGATCATATCGCCAAATGTATACCAAGGAACCCATCTGTCTACATTGATTGGATCATTAACGTAGTAGTCAACCAACTTATCTGGATTCTGTATAGCTTTGCTGAATACCCAGATTTTAGGGTCTAATTTTTTTACAGTAAAGTCTCCGATAATTTCTATTTCATTATCTCCAGGCATAAGGGAGCTCCTCGTCTGTCAGTGCGGTTGGGTCTTTGGAGAATAGCCAGTGTCCAGTGAATGACCGATCTTTAGGGTCAAATCCACCGGTAACTGCGTGCGCTAGCTTAAATAGATCGGGGATTACGATGTCTCCGTGTTCCCACTGGTGAGTCATTCGTATGTCTTGGTTAGTCTCTATGAGGTCGATAATCTTTGTATAGATACGCTTGAACTCGGAAATTTGAGACTCATCCGGGGTCTCTCCGCCGATAGCTACCAGTTCTGTTTTTACGTGCTTGGTTATTTCTATACGTATAGTAGGAATATTGGTCAACCAGTGAGGAACTATTGCCATGCCCCGATGGGGGCCAAAACCATATGCATCGACCCATGAAATTTCACTAGAGAAGAGGAAGTTCTGCTCTTCCTCGGTTAAAAGCTTAAATACTTCTGTAGTATCTACGAAATAGGTCAAACCAGTCCCCGGGGCACAGTTGAAGTGCCACATGTTCCAAAGGCCTGCCACTAGGGGGCACTGCTGGTCATAGTCTACGTGCTCTATGTGCCAATCTAGAACGATCTGGTCACCTTTTGATCCAGCAACATTCTGGTTACCGGCGTGGCTTTCCGTGTACTTTCGTCCAATATCACTGCTGCTGTGGTTAGGGAACCATCCAATTAAATCACCAAGAGATAGGGTTAGCTCCCCTTGCTCAGCTTCGGTGAAGCGTAGACCCCTGAGCACTACGATTCCACTAGAGATGTACTTCTCTTTTACTGCTTCTAGGTCGGAGTATAGTTCTGACTTACTGCCGAAATTGAGTACTGGAATTTCCATTAAAACTCGTCTCTTTTTATTAGCGAATCATTTTTCCAGTGATGCGTTATAAGCATCTTTCTTCCATTAATAATGTCGCAGGATTGGTGTAGGTAGGGCAATGTAGATGGGAACATCACGATGCTGCCCTTCTCAGGTTTGATTTTTACATTGATTTCCGGGTCCACAAAGAATAGTTCGCCACCTTCGTAATCATCATTAAGATATACCACGATTGTGTATGTGATGTCTGAATTTTGCTCGTTCCAGTCAACGTGCGGCCCCATGTACATGCGCTCGTAGTACTTGTTTATGCCGTACTTAGTGCCGTCCATGTTCAATGCGTATAATGCGTAATCTAAAAGGGCTTGATCAATGTTATATATCTCAGAATACTTCTTAGCTGCAGTTGACATGGCGTCTACCAAGGTAGAAATTATGTATTCAGACTTTTCAACAATAGTTGGATCTGATTCGTTTTTAATCAGCTGCTTACTCATGGACTTAACTTCGCCGTATGCGTATCCAGAGGTGTCGCTACTTGCATACCAGACTTCCCAAGGGGAGATTGCAAGGCTATTTGTCGTCTCTATTGCCTCGATGATGTCGTCAATGTTGTCGACTATTCCCGGGAAATATACTACATTTTCATATGGTATCTTGTACTCTATTTCCACAATTTCTCCGCTGCTAGATATACATAGTTAGTCACGTACTTCTCTCCAGAGGACACTGGTAGGGACTCGTGTATGTGCTTCGATGGATATACTACCACACTGCCAGCTTTAGGCTTCACTGATATGCCAATATCCGGAAAGTTTAACTCTCCGCCTTCATATGCGTCGTTTGGGTAGAAAGTTATACTGAATTCGTCTCTAGGATTATCTAGATCAGTATCCGGATGCGGTCCCAGGGCTGGGCCATTTTCACGATATTTTTTGATACCAATAGTTATTTTATCTAAAAGTACAGATTTTTTAAAGTTATCAATCTCTGCGTGCGATGCATTTTGGCTCTTTAAGTATTCGTAGCCGCAAATTAAGTTTACTTTTTTTATCGTATTAACTATGTATCTGACATTGTTTTTGTTTAGAGGTTCTACGATATCTCTGTACTCATGGGTGCCAAAAGTTTTTAACGTGCCGTAGGAGAACCCGCTAATGGAGTGATCATTAGGTTTCCACTCAGACCAAGCAGACGTTGCATTTACAGTTTCTATAAATTTGGCGTGGTCAGATAGAAAACTCGGAAAATAAAGAACCTCGGGAGCTAAAACTTCATACATAGACTAATCTTCGTCTAAGTACTTTCCTTCTTCTGGTGTCTCGTATAGCGACCCAGCGTTGTACTCTCGTCTTGAGTCATCGTCCTCTGGGTTAAAGTCTTCCTTGAAAACAAAACCTGGGAAGATATACTTATCCCCACTTTTAACTATGTGGACCTGGTGCTTAAACGGGTGAGTAGACGGGAAGATTAGAGCAGATGCGGCTTTAGGCTTTAGGGTAAAGTCAACAAGCTCTGCATTTCTCTCGTCATCTGCATCTGGAATAGGCTGAAGGTGGAAGTTTTTTGGATTTCTTAAGTCATAAGGGCGGACAATGAAAGAGATCTCTCCGCCTTCATAGTTGTCATTCAAATAGAGAACAATCGAGTACTTTAAAGTTCTGTCGCCAGCCTGGGCATCAAAGTGTGCGCCCATCTCGCAGCCTGGTCGATACTTCATAACACCGGCGAATGGTGACATGTTAGGTTCGCCTTCTAGGCCGCGGTCACGATAGTATCCCTCGGCTACATCGCGGATTGCTTTCTGAATGGTAGTGACTACCTTCTCCACGTCAGCCTTGCGAGATGACTCTAGTTCCGAAAGTCTTTCGGGTGCAAAGTCCTTTTTGCTGCCAAAACTGTGACCATCGCGGCTATTCGAGAACCAGAATCCCCACTCTGGGATTACAGAGTGAGTGGTTTCGTCTTCGTCTAGCTCTTCGATTAGGCGTATAAGTCCGTCAGGATCAGCGAAAACATCTTCGTACAGGAAAACTTCTTCGTGTAGCTTTTTTGCTAAATGCAATTTATGCCCTAACTCTCTTTGTCTAGTTTAATTCTATATGTTATTTTGAATTGTGGGATTTGACGGTCCAAAAGAATGGACAAACGTATCTAATTCCAGACTTGATTTCTGTGACTCCATGGATATAATTCATATCCCCTGGGAAGAAATACGCGGCTCCGGCCTTAGGTTTGAACTGGATTCCCTGGTTAGGGAAATAGAGCTCTCCGCCCTCGTACTCATCGTTCAGATAGAAAAGCCCTGAAATGTCATAGTAAGGGAAATCATTAGGCTTACCTCTACCGTCACCCTCGTGGAGCTCCTTGTCCGCGTGAGGTTGCTGACGCTGACCTGGTAGCCATCTGACAATTGCCGGACTAGTTGGATGGGCGTCTACACTAAAGAACTCGTCTACTCTCTCTTTTAGTCGAGCTTGCATATTTGAAATCAGCTCTACTACTCTAGGGTCGGCCTCTTTTAGGAGAGGGGCAGTAGCCACTCGGTGGTCCCAGTAGTTCGAGTCGTAGATTACAGTGCCGTCTTCGCTGTAATGAGTCTCCGTCACATCCCAGAGTTCATTATTCTTTGCAAAATTGTTTAAGTAGGTCAGCTCTTCATCTGTCATAAAGTCTTCTATTGCAACAATGTTGTCCGGAGAATCACCAAAAAATCCTGACGGAGTGATTGACGCATAGGGGACAATGTCGTTATTTGCATATTCTTTATTCACTAGTTTATCCTACCTTATTCGTACTTGCGTCGTTCCCAGACGTCTCTTTGGTAAACGCCGCCATCTGGTACTCTGTATTTTTCACTATTTTCCATGTTCTTTTTGACCATATCGTCATAGCTCATGGAGTCTACAATCTCGGATTCCCAGCTTTCTCGCTTGAACGGGATGATCTGAGCGTATGGGGTTCCTGCAGGGATGACACCCTGAAACCCTTTAGCCACAAAAAATGGCATTGTTCCAGGTAGATGAACTTTATCGTTATCAATAATTCCACTGGTAGTTATGAACGGCAGCTCGAATCTATTGAAAGGCTGAGAGTACAGTGCACTGTATCCCGCTGGAAGCTCCACTGCCCAATCTGCCCACCATGCAAAGTGAACTTCATGGTAGCCCATTGGCGCTTTAAATCCTGGCATAGGCATTCTGACTTGTAGAAAATCTTTATTCTTCTCGTCTAATACTTTTGCTTCTATTTGCCCGTATACGTTTTCTTTAAACTCTATATCGCAGGGCGTCCTATATACGTAACCTGATCCCATGATGTCATACACCGATGGGCATGACTTCCATGTTGGAATTTTTCCGCCGTTCTGCGGATCCTTCCAGTATTCTCCTGTCATCGGATGCTTGGCAAATCTGTCCCCGTTTCTATACCAGTCAGGGATAGTCTTGATTACTGGTTTCGGGGCAGAGTCACTGTCTCTATTCAGCCATGGTCTATTTATTACAAATTTAATCTTTTTAGTTTCCACCTACTCCACGTCCTCTACCTCGTAGGAGTTACCGGTAAATGGGCATGTGACGGTTTTTAGCTTTATAGATTTTGTCTCGTGTGAGCCAACAGGAGCACCAGTGTAGTCCACTCCTTCTCTGTACATCTTTGACCAGTCGCCAACACCGCTTTTTATTTCGTTGGCATCTCCATATTTAGTCACTTCTTCCCAGTACTCGGCGGATGCTGGCGTTTCGTTTATAGTCAACTCGTAATTCTCTTCTAAGTCAGTAAGCGAGATCGGGATAACAGTTGCTACTGGTGTCCCTGCAGGGATATATATCTCTACATTCGGTTCGGTAAGCCTCCAAGCAATTGGCAGCATGTGGAAGTAGAAAGAGGTGCTCATCAAAGTGGTGTAGCACTGGGCCCCACGTACAAATAGGTTTGGTACTGGCATCGCCAACATTGTTGTTTTCTCGTCGGTCGTAAATTTTAGACCAGTGAGGAATCCGATAGTTGCATTACCCCTAGACCTACTTAAAAATTTTTCACCTTCAAGTATTGTAATGTGGTCTGGCGTTGTATCTGTTATGCCATCCCAGATAAATCTAATGTCCTCGGGGAACGAGATTGCCCAGCCTAGGCGGTTGGTGATATTCAATGGAAAGCACATGTACGCGTGCTTATTTTCGGTATCATCCATCCACGGTCTACGTGCTGGTAGCTGATATATGTCAGCATTTTGACCTGGTGGAAATAGCTTCTGTACTGAGATCTGCTTCATTAGCTGTCTGTATCCCTGAAGAATTCTGCGCTGTGGTATTTGTCGGAGTAGTCGAGCATCGTTACCATAGAATACTTAGTCCCTGACCTAACTGGCATAGCCCTGTGAGGGTACATAAAGTTAGATGGGAAAATAAACACATCGCCGGCGCGAGCTTTTGCACTTATGTTTTGTAGTCTAAAGAAAAGCTCCCCTCCCTCGTAGTCGTCATTTGGGTACGCTACTAGAGAGACTACGCAGTTGTATGAGTAGCCATGATCGTGGTGCTCTTGGAAGTGCTGCCCTACGCCATATCGTACATAGTTAGTTGCCTCCCAATAACGAAGCTCTCCAATGTTGTAGCGACGAGTGTAGTCTTTCACTGCTTGCAACTGACGGTATTTAGTGTCTCTGGCTAGCTGCCTCAACTTGTCGCCCCACTCGGTCTGATCGTGATCAAAATCGTGCTCTTTATATTTAAAATCAACGCAGTCTCGGTACTCAGGGATCTTCATAGAGTATCCAACCATTGCTTCTTGGTACTCGTAGTCGTTATCTGGGCTATCTATAACTTCTTCTATTCTCTGAATGATGTTCATATCTTCAGGAAGAACGTCGTGATACACCCAAATCCCACTGCCGGGAGATACTTCTTCAGCAGAGCTCCATGTAACCTCGTCTACTTGATACCAGTTTGCTAGTCGATTTTGAATATTTTTCTGCTCTTCTTGACTCTTCTGCTCTGCTTCTGCAGCAGAATCTTCCGAAGGCTTTAGGGATTCTTCTGACACTGTTCCTCGATCTAGTATTTAAGTTCGTATTCTTGGATTGTTTGCGGCACTCGGTGATTTACGTCGTCTCTGTCATTATAGTCGGTCATAATCACAACTGCGTACTTAGTTCCAGAAATCATATCTTCAGATGAGTGCTCGTAGACATACGTCGATGGGAAGATAATAATGTCGCCAGCCTGCGGTTTGTGGGTTAGGTTGAACCTAGGAAAAATTATTTCGCCACCCTCATAGTCGTCATTTAGGTAGACCACTACCGAGACGGTACATACGTAAGTTGGACCGTGGTCAGCATGAACTTTAAAGTGAGTTCCAGCGCCTTCGTACTTAACGAAATTAAATGCTTCGTAGAAATTCATCCCTACGCCCCAGTAATTACCGTAGTCATTCACGCAAGCACGAACTGCCTGAAAAACTTCCTCGTGCATATCGTAGAGTTTCTCATTCTCTTCGTTTCTAGGTCCTAGTCCCTTAGAGTTAAACTTAAAATCTTTTGCATTTCTAGCCTCTAGATCCACTTCATCAGAGTTAGTGACCTGGGCCCCTGCCCAAGAGAAGGAAGTTTGACCGTTTAGGTTTGACTCCAAGGTGTCGATGTGCTTCTGCCCAGTCTCCTTGGTTATAGCTCCCCTATAGATATTTATACCCATGGCTGGGTTTATGACAGAAATACCGCTGTGGATAGTCCTATCCCCCATGGTGTTTGTGATTGTCTCTGAACGATCTTTCGTAAACCAGTGGTTCATAGTTTTCCTTTAGGTTTAGTGGTTGTTTAGTTTATCCTATAGCCTACTGCAATCTTAGTATAAAAAAATAGCCGCCCGGTGGTGGGCGGCTACTTTTTTTAGTTGTTACTTATTGTGAGATAGGTACCCACCGGCAATAAACCAGTGGTATGGGTCACACGATATCTGGTACACCTTGGTAGGTGTGTCTAGGGTGGTGACCTCGGTGATTAGCTCTTCTGATGAAGTACCGTCCTCGTCCACCTTAATCAGGTGGTCGCCTACGGCCAACTTGCCAGCTAGTCTAACCTCGTAAGAGTCTCCAACCTTCACGAACAGAGGCTGCTCTGCAGAGTACTTAGCTGCATCGTTGCCATTGAAGTAGACAATTGCAGTCTTGATGGTCTCAAGGATTGCAGTCACCTGAGTCTCTACGGCCTTTGCACCAGACAGGGTTAGCGATGAACCGATTGAGAACTCGCCCTGGGTGTTGTCATCGACGGATAGTTCATCAATTATCACGGATAGAACCATGTCGCCAGCTTGCAGCTGCTCAACTGGAATCTTTCCACGAGGGGTGTCCACCAATGTGCCTTCTGCAATACAACGGTGTGCAGGGAAAATAGGTGGGAAGAACGGGAAGCTAGGTGGGAAGAACGGGAATCTAGGTGGGAAGAACGGTGGGAAGAA